ACGCAGGAAATCTCGGCGGCCGCCGGCCAGCCGGTGGAACTCTATCGCTTCGTTCTCGGCCAGCAGGTGTGGACCGTGACCAGCGGTCGCGAGGCGATCACCTATCAGGTCGAGAGCTACCAGCCCGCCGTGATCCGACGCTCGGCGGTCGAGCAATCGCCGGAGTTTGCCCGGAACGGCATCGACCTCGAATGCGCGCGGGACTTCGCCGTGGCGCAACTCTTCGCGGCCGCACGCCCCAACGGCGTGGTGTCGCTCACGGTGTTCCGCAACCATCTCGGCGATTCGGAGTACATCACCTGGTGGAAGGGACGCGTGGCCTCCGTCGCCTTCATGGGAAGTACCGCCAAGATTCGCTGCGAGTCGATCTTCACGGCCCTGAAGCGGCCCGGCCTGCGCGCCCATTACCAGACCGGCTGCCGCCACGCCTTGTTCGATCCGGGCTGTGGGGTGAACAACCAGGCCTACAAGCTCGCCGGCACGGTGGCGTCTTTCTCCGGACTGAATGTCATCTCCAGTACCTTCCTGTCGCAGGCATCTGGTTGGCTGACCGGTGGTTACCTGCGCGTGGGCGGCGTGCCACGCATGATCACCAATCACTCGGGCGACACCATCACGCTCTCGGCGGTGCTGCCGGGGCTCGCCGTGGGCGTGGCATTCGAGGCCTTCGCCGGCTGCGACCGCACGTTCGCCACCTGCCAGTCCAAGTTTGGCAACAGTCTCAANNNNTCATCGGCATGCTGCTTGCGCCGAAGTCGCCCAAGCCGGCTTCCGCTACGCCGGGCAACCTCGACGTGCCTGTGGCGGAATCCGGCAAGCCCATCCCGGTGCTCTTCGGCACCCGGGTCATCCGTCAGGCCAACGTGGTCTGGTACGGCGACGTCAAGACCACCGAGATTCGCCAGTCATCGGGCAGCGGAGGCAAAAAATGATCGTGACGCATGACGACGCCAAGGCCTTCGGCTACTGCAACGCCGGCCTGCGCAAATGGTTCCCGCGCGACGGCGTGACCTTCGATGATTTCCGGCAGCACGGCGTGACAGCCGAGTGGCTGCGCGCCACCGGTGATGCCATGGCGTGCCGGCTGGCCGATGCCGTCGAACAGCAGCGCGAGCAACAGCAGGAGATGACGTAAATGGGTGGCGGAGGTAAAGGCGGTGGCGGTTCGTCATCGTATGTCGTCGGCCATCGGTATTACGCCGGCCTGCACCTGGCGATCTGCCATGGGCCGGTGGACGCGGTGACGCGCATTATCGTCGGCGAACGCACGGCCTGGAGCGGCAGCGTCACGTCCTCGCAGACCCTCTACGTCAATGCCCCGGAACTGTTCGGCGGGGATTCGCGTGAGGGCGGTGTCCAGGGTTACGTCGAAATCAAGATGGGCGGTGCGGCGGAAACGGTGTCGGGCTATCTGCAGCAGAAGCTCGGCAGCGTCATTCCGGCTTTCCGAGGGGTGGTGTCGATCATCGCCCAGCAGTGCCAGCTGTCGGCGATGAACCCGTACATCAAACCCTGGAGCATCGAGGCGCGGCGCATCCCGGCACCGGCGGCCTTGGGGAGTGGATACATCAATGGTGATGCCAACCCGGCGCACATCATTTACGAGTGCCTGCACAACGCCACCTGGGGACTGGGCTACGCTGCCAGCGAAATCGACGCGACCAGTTTCCAGACCGCCGCGAATACCTTGGCATCGGAGCAGTACGGACTGTCCTTGCTCTGGGAGCGCGAACAACCGCTGGAAGAATTCATCGCCGAGATTCTTCGGCACATCGATGGCACGCTCTACGTCCATCCACGCACCGGCAAGTTCGTGCTCAAGTTGGCCCGGGCCGATTACAACGTCTCCAGCCTCCTGGTGCTCGATGCCTCGAACATTTTGGAACTGGAAAGCTTCTCGCGGCCCTCGGAATCGGAACTCGTCAATCAGATCACCGTTCGTTACCGCGATCGTTCTACCGACAAGGAAGCCGCCATCACGGTGCATGACCTCGCCGCACTGGAACTTGCGGGCGGCGTGGTGTCCTCGGCGACAGTGGACTATCCCGGCATCGGCAATGGCAGCCTGGCGTCACGAGTGGCGCTCGGTGACCTCAAGCAACTCTCGGTGCCGCTGGCCAAGGCCACGCTGATCGCCAACCGGCAGGCGTCGAATCTCAACATCGGCGACGTCTTCAAGTTCACCTGGACGGAACTGGGCATTGCCCAGTTGGTGATGCGCGTCGTGCGCGTGTCGTATGGCACGCTGACCGACGGTCGGGTACGGATCGAATGTGTCGAAGATATCTTCGGCCTGCCGTCCGCCTGCTATGTGTCCCCGACCCCGACCTCGTGGGTATCACCGCTGACGTCGCCGGCTCAGGGGCCCTATCGCCGGCTGGGCGAAGCACCGTGGTGGACGGTGGTCAAACGGGTGGTCGGAGAATCGCAGACGGCCAGAGACGAATTGGATCCGCAGGGCGGGCTACTGGTGGCCTGCGCGAGCCGCCCCTCCGGTGATTCGCTCAACATCAAGCTGTTGACGCGCCAGGGCAGCGCCGCCTATGCCGAAGTGGACACGATGGGCTTCACCCCCAATGCGACGGTGACCAACGCCATCGACGAGCAGACCACGGTGCTTGCCATCGGCAATGGGCAAGATCTGGACCTCGTGAAACTCGACACCTACGCCTATCTCGACAACGAGATCGTGGCGGTGAAGGCAATCAATCTCGTCGCCGGCACCGTCACGGTGGAGCGCGGCGTACTCGACACGGTGTCGGCATCGCATGCCGCCTCGGCGCGCATCTGGTTCGCCGATGCCCTGGAGGCGCTGATCACGGAGCAATACCTCTCCGGCGAGTCGTTGCAGGTCAAGATGCTGCCGGCAACTGGTCTCGGGCGGCTGGCGGAATCGGCGACGACCGCCGACAGCTATACCTTTGCGGGCCGGATGATCCGGCCCTATCCGCCGGGGAACGTCCGGGTGAACAACGCGATGTGGCCAGCAACGATTCTCGGCCAGATGGCGCTCACCTGGGCCCACCGCGACCGGATGCAGCAGACGGTCTATCTGGTCACGCAGTCGGAGGGCAACATCGGCCCGGAGGCCGGCGTGACTTACACCGTGCGCTTCTACAACGAGAACAACGCCCTCCAGAAAACCGTGACGGGGCTCACCACGACCGCTTGGACGTATCTCTCCACGGACGAGGCGACCGACAGCGGACTGGGCCGCATCAACGGCAAGTTCAAGGTCGAAATCGAAGCCGTGCGCGCCGGCTACACCAGTTGGCAGAAGCAGACCCGCAGCGTCGATCGGGCGGGGTACGGCCTGAACTATGGCAAATACTACGGAGGCATCTGATGGCAAGTACTGACCCGAATCTCGGACTCACCTACAGCTGGACGCTCGGCGAGTCGGGCTGGAACACCAGCATGGACGCAAACCTGAAGCGGCTTGGCGCGGTGGTCGGACTCTCGGTCAAGGATCGAGATCTGACCGCACCGCCGGCCAGTCCCGTCGACGGCGACCGCTACATCGTCCCCGCCGCCGCCACTGGCGTCTGGGCCGGCAAGACCAACCAGATCGCCGTCCGCGTGGCGAGCGCCTGGGAGTATTACGTGCCCAAGGTCGGCTGGCTCTGCTTCATCGAGGACGAGGCCGTGCTCTCGGCCTACAAGTCGGCGGGCTGGAGTGCCGGCATCGCCATCTGACACCACACCACCAACCCCATGAAACCCGCCCACGAGGCGGGTTTCGCATTTCTGGAGGACGAAAACATGGAACCCACCCAAATGGAGCGCCGGAAGATGGTGAGCATTCCGCAGGAAGAATTCGAGGCGATGCTGGAGCGTGCCGCCGAACGCGGAGCCCGGCATGCCCTGCATGAGGTCGGACTTGATGGCGAGGATGCGGCCCACGACATCCGCGAGCTACGCAATCTGCTCGACGCCTTCAACGAGGCCAAGAAAACCGCCGGCCTGACCATCGTGAAGATGCTGGTCACGGGCCTGGTGATGGCACTGCTGGCCGGCGCGTTCCTGAAACTCAAGCTGTTTGGAGGTGGGCAATGATCGAGACTCTGCTTGGCGGCCTGCTCGGCGGGGCATTCCGTTTCGCGCCCGAAATCCTTAAGTGGCTCGACCGCAAGGGCGAGCGCAGCCACGAACTGGCGATGCAGGACAAGGCGCTGGAGTTCGAGAAGCTGCGGAGAAACTGCGCGGTGCGCAGCGAATGGCCGAGATCGGCGCTGCGGCCGACGCTGCCTGGAATACCGGGGCCATCGACGCATTGAAGGAGGCGGTCGCTGCCCAAGGCCAGCGTTCCGGCGTGCGCTGGGCCGATGCACTGTCGATCAGCGTGCGCCCGGTGATCACCTACTGGTTCATGGCGCTCTACTGCGCGGCCAAGACTGCGGCGTTTGTGGCTGCCGTGACCGCCGGCGCTGGTTGGGGTACTGCGATCCTGCACGCCTGGACGGAGGCCGATCAGGCTCTCTGGGCCGGGGTTCTGAACTTCTGGTTCCTCGGGCGCGTGTTCGACCGGGTGCGGCCGTGATCGAAGTGCCACAGGCAGCTATCGATCTGGCCAAGCACTTCGAAGGGTTTCACCGGGTGCCGAAGGTCGATCCTGGCCGCGCGCACCCGTATATCTGCCCGGCAGGATATTGGACGATTGGCTTTGGCCACCTTTGCGATTCGGCGCATCCGCCGATCACGGAGGCCGAAGCCGAGATCTATCTGGCGCGCGATTTGGAGACGGCACTCAATGCCACGATGCGCTACTGCCCGGTGCTGGCCACCGAGCCGGAGGGACGGCTTGCAGCCATTGTGGACTTCACGTTCAACTTGGGAGCCGGGCGGCTACAAACCTCGACATTGCGCCGACGTATCAATCAACGGGATTGGCCGGAAGCCGCGCGCGAGTTCAGGCGATGGGTGCGAGGTGGCGGGAGAATTCTGCCTGGGCTTGTGGCGAGGCGCGAAGCAGAGGTTATGCTACTTCGAGAGTAGTAGGCATCGATCTCATGCCCGCTGTCTACCAACCGGGGGGCGCGGTGCCGGGAGGCATGGCTGGCACGTAGCCTCTGGCAGGGTAGCTCCAAGCAGGTCTATTCAATACAATTACAAATTCGGCCGACAACAATGAGAAATACCTACCATGCCGCGATTTTCCGTTCTATCCCCCCTCGATCAGCCGCTGGGCAACCGGCGATTGCTTGAAGATTTGAAAAGGTGCCTGAAAGACGAGGATCTGAATGAATTCGGTTTCTCAGTCGCCTTTGCCAAGGTTGGGCCTCTGTATCGACTTCAGGAACTGATCGAGGCGTGGCGATCCGCGGGAAAGAGTGCGACTGCCATCTTTGGCATTGATCATAACGGAACCAGTCTCCAGGCCCTCCAGTTCGCACTCGTGCACTTGGACACTGTGTTCTACGCACAATACCGTGGACATAGTTTCCACCCCAAGATCTACTGGTTCAAGGGCAACTCCAAGGCTGTCGCGTTCGTTGGATCGAACAATATGACAGTGGGAGGAATGGAGCTCAACTTCGAGGCGGCAATTGAGCTTGAATTCAAGTTGCCAGAGGAGCAGGCTGACTTCGACCAAGTTCATCAAATGTTTTCGTCGCTGTTGCCCGGCACTTGCGCTGCCACACGGGAACTAACCGCAGAAGCACTTGCCCAGCTAGAGGCTAATGGATTGCTCCTCGATGAAACGAAGAAATCCAGCGGAACAGGGTGGGCAAAGCGAAAGGTGGCGCATCCGCCCAACGAAGGATTCAAGCTGCCTGTGAAACCGGCAAGCAGCCTTCCATCGCACGTTGTCTTCGGGAAAGTACCGAAGAAAAAGGAACTGGAGAAGAAGGCCGAGGCCCTGAAAGCTCAAGCAGATGCTGTCGACGTCACCAAGCCACTTGTTCCCGTCAGCGGGTTTGCGATTCAGATCAAGCCCCACCACAACGGCGAGATATTTCTGAGTAAAACGGCGGCCCAGCAAAACCCTGCGTACTTCGGTATGCCGTTTACTGGTCAAACCAGTCCGAAAAAAGGTGAGAACGAGGGCTATCCGCAACGGACGCCCGATCCCGTCTGCAACATCGTTGTGTTCGGGACGGACAATACGGTGCTGTATTCGACAACGAAGTACGCTCTCAATACTGTCTTCTATACGACGAAGAGCGAAATCCGCGTGACAGCTTCACCGCTGGTTGCGCATGTTCCAGAGTACTCAGTTTTAATCATGACCCCGTCTGACGATACTGAGGTCGACTACGAGATGCAGATATTCACGCCGGACAGCCCTGACTACGCCAAGTGGGTAGAGATCTGCGATCAGAAGATGCCGGGCGGCGGCAAGGTGCCAAGGAAGTTTGGATGGTTCTGATGCTATGGCTTCTCGAACACCAGAACTGCGTTTTCGGTGATTGCATGCCGGATATGTTTTAGGTTTTCTGTGGTCACCGAGATGTCGAGCAGTTTCGACGCACGTAGGCCATTGCGCTCACCGATGTGCATCAACCACTCTGTTGTGCGAATCGGGAACCACTCCCCCCCCACCTTGGTTTTGCTGTCCCCAACAACGTAGAACGCCTTTGCGCCAGATCGAAGCACGGTCGCTACATTAGCGAGATTTGCGCTCATGTCCGTGAAGTAGCGGTAGAGCAGCGCGGGCATGTTGAGCCGCCTGAAGCCTGCGCCATCTTCCACATTCCGGCGATGAATTTCGCGTAGTTCGGCGATTAACCCCTCCGGAAGAATGTCGGTTGCCGCGTCACCAAAGAGCAATGTTTCAACAGCAGCTCGTTCCGCGTTGGGTATCTCACGAGAGCCCGTGAGTCGTTCTTCAACCGTCCTTCGTGGCCCCGAAGGCATTCCAAGGATGGCCATAAGCGAGAGCCGGTCTGTGTCGATGTACGGGAGAGCTGTGGCATATGGTGGGCTCGTGACCACGGCATCGACCGACCCTTGAACAAGGCCGAGAGAATCGAACGTTTTCGCGTCTCGGCAGTCTCCCTCTGTCACGGCTGCAGCCAGGAATGGGAACGGCCGGCGACTCGATACCGTCCAGAAATGTTCGAGGCGGCGCTGCTGCGTTTCTAGCCGTTGAAGAAACAGATCAATCAACGGTGCATCTGAGATGGGTTCTGCTCGACGCCGAATGCGCAGGTCAGTGGGGTCCTGTTGGGATACCTCGCGAATGCAATCGCTGACTAGCACCTCGAGGAAGTTTACCAATCGAGCCTCCCCAAACAATCGAATCTGACCTAACAGCCAGTTCAGCTTATGGACGACTGGGGTTGGAAACCAACTATAAACTTCGTCAATGACATCTGCGTTAAATTGATCAACCGCATCGGGGAAGTGCCCGGAAAATCCTTTTAGTGATTGAGCTAGAGCACTCAGCGCGCGATCCACGGCTCGCTGAGGTAGTGTAATCACCTCCGTCTTAGCGCGGCCGATCTTTACCGCCAACGGATTCATATCGCATCCGTGAGCATTGAATCCGTTTAAATATCCTTCGAGGAGGACAGTCCCACTGCCGCAAAATGGATCAAGTACCACGGCACCTGGCTCGATGCTGGCGACGTTGAGCAAGCTCTTGGCGAGTTGCGGGTAGAACTTGCCTTTGTAGGCATGAACGCCGTGGGTAACGTATTTGGGCTCCTTCCGCTTCGAAGCATCACTGTCGCCGTTCTCAAGTAGCTTCTGCCATGTCCGTTCACTCAGACCATCTGTAGTCGCGTACCCGCTTGAGAAGGTAAGCCGATTGAGCTTCCAGCGATCTTGTTGCCCGAGTTCCAGCGATGCCCATCCACTACCAAGAATGTCAGGGCGGCGATGTCCGTTGAACAGCATGGAAACTTCCATGTCACGAAGCGTGTGCTCGTAGTCCCAAAGTTTGTAGGCCGTAGGTGCGAGTGTGAAGGTCACCATGCGATCCGGTTTTCGAAGAACCAGTAGTTTTTCGGACCGCGCCCGGCGGGCAGCCGTTGAGAAGGATCGGCGAGTCGCGTGAATCGGGCGCTCCACAGTCGCGACATGCTCAAAGCCAATCTCAGTGGCGGCCTTGGCTAACCCCGCTGCTGTATCGATCGTCTCCCCACCAAATACCGCGTCACCGACAATGAGTACGGCGTATCGTCCTGCACTTAATACACGATGGCAGTGGCGAAGGACCGCTACCATGTCATCAATGTACTCAGCGAAACCGGACTGCTTGCGTTGGTGCTTGAGATGAGACCCGATCTCAACTTCGCCGAGCAACCTGGGATCGAAACCGAGCCAGAAGATGCGAAACCGATGGTAAAGGTGGTAATCAGTTGCATTGGGGTACGGCGGGGACGTAACGATCAGACCCACCGACTCAGGAGCAATATCGTCGGCCATTACATGCCGACTGTCGCCTGTGAAGAATCGCGCTTCACCTAGCGTGTTCAAATCGGAGAACTGTTCTACGCGTCGCTGGATTGCCTGCAGGCTGTCCAGGAAGGCACGGATAGTGAACCTCGGGAGTAAGTTCTTCTCTTTGGCGACGTAGCGCGTTTCGGAATCCTGATTTGACACGCGAACAATGATGCGCGACAGAGCTAGCGACGCGATGTCTCGCGAACGACCTTCCGTCAGTTCGGTGATGAGCCTTCTAATGCACGCAAGCTCTGCAACAACCATCGGTGAGAACCATTTTTCGAGGTTCGGAATCTCTGGTACCCATTGGCGGACCGTTGCCGAGTCAATTCCGGGCGCTGTATCAAGTGCATACGTTTGAACAGCTGACGCGAGTCGTTCTAGGCGGTGTCGGTCCTCTTCCCCGATCCCTCCCGTCTTTACGCGACCAATAAGGGTCGCAAGGGGGTTTGCGTCGACGGAAATAGTCCGACGCCCCAGTCGAACCGCTTCGGTCGCCGTTGTGCCGCTACCTCCGAATGGATCGAGTACCAACTCGCCAGGTAACGACAACCGGCGAATTAAATTTGCTGGAATCTGCGGAATGTACTTCGCTGGGTAGGGATGTACGTCGTGTGTGAGAAAGCCGGTGTCGTCATCCGCAAAGGCCCAGTCGGCATTGGCAATGTCGTCTGCGACACGTCGAAAGTCCGCAAGGTCTCCAGGGTGCATCGCTTCGGGGATACAAGACCCTGCGAGTTCAATCTGCTGGGGTGAAATTGTTTCGACAAGTTGCTCTTCGAACCAGTCGGTGAATGTCTTGCCCACTGGCTGCAAGGCTGCAGCGAGGGCCGCTTTGTCAGCGTCACTGGTCTCGAAAACTAAGCGCGTCATCGTGTGTAATATGCAATCATGTACATGGTTGCATATTAACTTGCCGTGGGCGTTTAGTCCATGCATAGCCCAACCGTCGGGGGGTGGCGACGGTTGGGTGTCGCTACAGGTTGAGTTCCTCTTCGAATGCCCGCGACCGAGCACTACGCGAGCTTGGCACCGACCTCCTCGCAGACGGTCTCCACAACTGACGCCACTTCGTGCAGGAAGGAATTGCGGTCCGGAGAGGGCGTCACGTCCGGAATCGGTGCTGCGCGTTCGTAGATGCGTTCGCCGATGATCGAGGCGCGCGCATAGCTGGACCCACGCCCCGACTGGTTGAACGCCGACTGCCATTCCGGCATCCGCTCGGCCCGAACGCGGCGGGTAGCGAGGTCTAGCGTTTTGGCGGACAGTGCGTTGGCTAGGCCGTCAAATACCTGCTGCTTGTGCGCGTCGTCTGTCGGCTCTGCGGGCTCCCACCGGAGTGGGTTCTGCAGCAGCACATACAACCGATCCTGAAGCTGCTTGCGGAGATCCGCGACAGGTTTGAGGTTGTCGTACTCGTCTCCGAGGCCCGGCGTACTAAGGCGGCGGCTCAATGCCCAGATGCGTTTCCAGTGCTCCTTGCCCACGCCAGGCTTGTAGGCGAGGCCCAAGCGTGGCCACCATGCATCGTGGAAACTCTCGGCCGCGTTCTTGACGGCCAGGACGAGATTCATGCGGTCATATACGGGCTTGGCCAATACGGGCTCGGGCTTCTCGACGATGGCGTCGATGGCGGCTAGTAGCGCCTGCAATTGGCCAATCGTCCGCTTGTGAGCTTTCTTCGTGGCATCCAGATCCTCGTCGATCCCCCCAACGAAGAAGCAGGCATCCTTCAGGCGGCCGCGAAGCGCCCGTTCCGCGAACGGGCCAAGTTCTTCCCCAATCGATGCGAGGACGTTCTCGGCGGACGCTAGGACGTGCTGCTCCCGATCCGCCGCGTTGCGCAGGTTATCGCCCTTGACCTCGTCGAAGTGCGTGAACACGAGCAGCAGCTTGCTCGAACTGCCCGAGGTGATCATCTCCTTCATGGCTGCAACCGGCGCAGCCTGCATCGGCTGGACAGCGTTATCGACGAGCACGATGGCATCGGTCGACTCGATACGACGTGTCAGCGAAGTCGAGATGGCGGCGACCGACTTGGGTGTGTGTCCCAGGCCTTCGCCATCGAGAAGCACAAGCTTGGGCTGCTGCCCTCCGTTCCAAGCTGGCAGGAACTCACCTGACACACGGACTCCGTTCACCAGCGGTGTCAGCAATCGTCCGAAGCGTGGGGCGTGGTTGCTGGAGAATCGCGTGACTGTCTTGATGAAGGTCGCACGGTCGTCCGTGTCCCATGACCACGACTGCGGCCAGCCTTGCTTGTTGCGACGTACCGTGCCATCGGTTAGCAGCGAGAAACGAAGCTCGATCTCGTCCATGAGCTCGTCGCTGATGCGATGGAACTCATCGTCTTCACGGAGTCGGCGATCAAGCTCTTCCTCGAACAGCTCGTCGACGACCCGCTGATCCTTCTCGTCGGTCGCGCCTAGCTCGGTCTTCAGTAGATCGCCGTGGCGGGTGGCAACAGCGCGCAACGCGGTCAGCGTCTTCGTCAGCAACGCATTGGTCGCTTCTAGATCGATCACGCCGTCGGCAGCAGTTTCCTCGATCTGTTCAGGTGCGTCGTCCTCGTCATCTTCATCATCGTTATCGGCGGCTTGAGGCCCGTTGCCGAGCACGTAGTTGAAGCGGAATCGTTGGTTCACATGCATCAGCAGCTTGCGTAGCACGTCACCGTCGCCATCGCCCCGGTACGCAGAGAGGACAGCTTCCGAGATGCATTCGTTCAGATGCTCGCGGACTTCGTCGATGGGGAAGAAGGTGACCGCCGCCTTGTACGGGCCCGGTGCAAGCACAACCTCGGTTTCGTGCACCGTGGTCTTCGCCGTCGATGTCGACGGAAAACGCTCGGTTTCCGGGTTCGTGCCGATCAACTGACGCAACAACGTCGTCTTGCCGGCTCCAGTCGTTCCAAGAAGCAGCGCCCGCCGATAGTCGGAGTCCCTGGACGTCGGCAGGGGAATGATCGACTCGCGGATCGCGCCGAAGTCGTTCTGCTCCGGCTCCATGCCGTGATAGAAGATCTCTACGACTCGGCGATGGAGACGCTTTTCGGCCTCGGCCTTGGCCGGCAGGCTCCAGAATGACTCGTCTGCCAGCAGTTGGTTGAGTTGATCCTTCAGATCGTTGGCTTCGGTTTCATCAGACGTTCCGAGCCCCTGGCGGACCCGCAATCCGGGCTTGCCGGTGTTCGGGTCGACCCGAACCGGATGGCGGAAGATCACCGCCCATGCACTCCTACCTTGCGACCGGCTAAGGGTTGCCGAGAAACGCTTTTCCTTTTCCATACCCACCTCCGTTGTTCAGTTGTTGTTCCGGTACGCAGATTAGGCTTGCTTCACCTCGGTGTCAAGCATTTTCGGAACAACATGGGAACAACGTGACTAAAAAAGCTTTGGGGCACTCACACGGCTATTCCCGATTAAGGAAACCGCAATCGACTGGCGGTCAAAGAAAACAGTGTGCCGTGCGCAGTGAGGACGGCTGCGTTGCTCCGAGGTTGGAGACTGAAAACGTCCAAATCATCGAATTCGCGGACTCAAGGCCGGTGTGTTACCATTCGCGCCTAACGGTGGTCGCGGGTTCGGTTCCGTGTTCCGCCA